AACTTTTTACAGAAAAGACTCTATGGAGGATTATAGGTTCTATTCCGGAAACCAGGATTCTTCTGACGTTAAAGCAAAGTTGGCTTTGCAGAAAAGACCTTGCTCTGTTTATAATGAAGTAAAACCAAAAGTGGACATGCTTATAGGACTTGCGGCGCAAACTAAGCATGACCCTGTTATAATTCCTACGAACAGTACAAGTGAGCCGTTGTCTGAACTTATGACTTCAGTTATGAAGCATTTTAGGAAAAAAATTAAGTTGGCCAGAAAAGAACTTGAATGTTTTGAACATACTGTTAAAGGCGGGAGGAGTCTCCTTCACTTTTACATCGACAAGAGTAATCCTTTTAAACCTGAAATAAAAGCAAAGAGGTTTTCAGGCAGAAACTTCTATATAGACCCTCAGAGTGTTGAGTATGACTTATCTGATGCTAGATATCTTATTCTTGAGTCCTGGCTTTCAGCAACTGAACTGAAATCACGGTGGAAAGATTTTGATATATCTGAGTACCAAGGGTACGTAGTTGGAAATTCCACTGACCTTCCTAATTTCTTTAATGAAGCGAGGAAGCTTTATAGAATTTGTGAAGCTTGGTATTATAAGTATGAAGATGTTGCTTGGTTTATAAATCCACTGACAGGAAATCCGGAGTGGCTTTTTCCTAAAGACTTTAAAATGTTTGCAAAAGCTTGTAAAGAAGGAATTCCACTTCCCGGTGGACAGAAGAAGCAATTTGATGTTCCTGATGTGATGATTGCTCCGAAGAAATTCATGTGGTACAGGATTTTCTCAGGCAATAAAGTAATGGAGGAAGGAAGGAGTCCTTATAAATTTGACCATTATCCCTCCGTTCTTTATGGAGCTTATAAAGACGAAGATACAAATGCTTGGTTTGGCGCTATCAAGATGATGAAAGACCCTCAGCGTGCTGTGAATACTATGCGCCGGCAATTAAGTCATTTACTTCAAACACTGCCGAAAGGAATCCTTGCGCATGAAGCAGGAGCAATTCTTAATATAGAGGAGTATGAACAAAGAAGTGCTGACCCTTCGTTTCATTTACAAGTTTCGCAAGGCGCAATAGAAAAGTTTAAGTTTGTTCAGCAACCTCAGATATCCCCTATCTATGGTTCCTTTGCTGCTGAGTGTTCGCAGTCTATGAAGGACACTTCTGGTATTCAGAACGAAATGATGGGACAGGAGACTTCTTCCAGGACTCCTGGAGTTACAGTTCATTTACGACAGGAAACTTCCTTAGCTGTTCTTTATACGCTTTATGATAACTTTAAAGAAAGTAGAATTGCTGGCGACGACATACTTATGAATTTAGTCCAGCAATATGTTGACCAACCTACTATTATAAGAATTGAAGGAGAAGATGGGGCTTCGTTGCTTCAAATCAATACTCAACTTAATCCGGAAGCTCCTAACTTCAATGATGTAACAATGGGAGAGTTTGAACTTAACGTCGATGAAACAATAGAAACAGCTTCACAAAGACAAATGATTCTGCAATCTATAACTGAATATAGCAGAAATAACCCCGGTTTGATTCCAGTTGACCTTATCTTGGAGTATTCTGATGTTCCTTACACTGTCAAGACTAAAGTTCGAGCAGCGAATGCGGCGAGTCAGCAGACTGCACAAGAACAAAGAGATAGAGACTATGAACTGGAACTTCTCAAAATTCAAGCAAAAGTTGATGGTGTTACTACTGATAAAATTATTTCTGAAAAAGAACTTGAAATTAAAAGGGAGGAGATTCAAGCGAGAAAGACACAACAAGCAAGGTGAGGAGCAGGAAATAAACTAAACTAAACTGGAGGGAAGGAAAATGACTATCCAAATTAAAGACGAAGTGCAAGAGGATGCAGTCAAGATTGGTGAAGGTAAACTTGACATAGCATCGCTTGAGGCTCCGGAAGGTGCTGATGAAAAAGAAGTAAGGGAAGCGGAAGAAGCAGCAGCATTAGAAGCAGGTAAAGATGGAAAAGGTGCTGAAAAAGCGGATGAAAAGGGAACTGAAACTCCGGCACAAATTGCTGAAAGAGAGCGTGTAGCAGCAGAAGAAGCGGCCGCATTAGCTCTGAAAGAAGCTGAGCAAAATCCGGATACCACAAAAGCTGAACTTCTCGAACTGCGTGGGATGCTCAGAGACCTTCGGAATGAAAACATCGGGCTTCGGGCTATTGTGGAGCGGCATGATAAAGTTCAGAAAGGTGACTTAGGTGATAAGATTGAACCTGGGGAACTTGAAGAACTTCAAACTAAACTTCAAGAAATTGTTAAAACAAGGGATTTTGGTGATGTCCTCGCAGCAATGGAAGTGAATCCGAAATACGAAGATGTTTCTAAAGTCTGCACGAAAGCAAGGTTTGAAGACCTTTTCGAAGTTGCAGCTGAACAACGAGTTGAAGAGAGTAAAGGAAAGCTTGACTTCGGCGTTGCTTTGCTGCAGGTGAAGACAGAAGTATGGGGAATGCGGAATCCTTATAAGTATATGTATGAGCTTATTAAGGAGTATCACCCCGATTTTGTTAAGCAGGAAGAAAAGAAAACACCGGAAGAAATTGCAGCGGCAAAGAAAGTTGCTGACGAAGCAGAACTTGCGCTGAAAAATAAATCTGCTAAAGCCGTAGTAAGAGATTTGAAGCCTGCTAATGCTCCTGGAAGTGTAGCCAATATGGGTGGAGGCGCGCACGAACAAGGAGGTTGGACGGCTGACAGAATCGACGCTATGCCTGAGACAGAATTGCACAAAGTTCCCCGTGATGTCTATGAACAGTACCTCAAGGGGGAGCTTGATAAGTAGTTTTAACGAACTTCAAGCAGTATAACCCAAGAAACTCTGAAGGAGAAATAGAGTATGGAAACAAGATTTCTTACCAATGACCCATTGACCAGGAAGCGCTGGGCAAAAGACCTTTTCTCGGTCGTTTTACCAGCTGTGGAATTCAACAGTCTTGTCGGCACTGGCACCGATGCTATTGTGCAGATTCGGACTGAACTCGGCAAAGGTGAAGGGGATGCGATTACCTTCGGCATCCGTCTCCCGCTGACAGGTGACCCTGTTGTCGGCGACAAGAAAGTGGAAGGCACCGAAGAGCGTCTCCGGTTCCGCGACTTCAAAATGACTATCGAGGAAGTCAACAAGGCTGTTGACACCGGTGGCAAGATGGACGAGCAGCGGGTTCCTTACAACCTCATGCAGGAAGGGAAGGACGGCCTGCAGGAGTGGTGGGCTGCATTTCTCTCGGACTACATCATCAACGTGCTCTGTGGGAACAGTGCTTACAGGGTTGCCGGCGAAATTTTCGCTGAAGCAATCACCGAGCCAGATACCGCCCATTTCCTGACTCCTGGCGGCGTGGCCGAAGCTTCCCTTGATGCCTCCAGTATCATCGACCTCACCTTCCTCGACCGGATGAAGCAGCAGGCTGAAATCGGAGATATTCCTGCCGGCGTATTCAAGCTTCGGCCCTTCAAGAAGAACGGCAAAAACTACTTCAAGGTCATCATGCACAACTACGTGTTTGACCAGCTCCGGGCAAATACCAATGTCGGGCAGTGGGGCGATTTGCTTCGTGCCGCAGGAAGGCTGGCTGAGCCTCAGGTGGAAATCGAGTACAATGGAATGCTCATCACGAAGTCGGAAAGAAATCCGCTTATTCGTGGTATCGGCGCAGCGGCTGACAAAGCTGGCATTTACCGCACCGTTCTCCTCGGCGCCCAGGCAGCATGTTGGGCATGGGGTGGAGCAGGTGAAAGCAAATCCTCCGTCATGTCCTTCGTTCCATACGAGAGGGATGCAAAACGCTTCGTGATGATTCGCGGCGGTGGCATCCTGGGCTGCAAGAAAACCGGCTTTGCTCTTCAGAAGGGAGGCGCTGACAAAATCGACTACGGCGTTGTTACAGCGAGTTCCTACGGCGCCAAACTGGACGCATAAGTAAAAGCGTCTTTACTATCAACGCGACTTAAAAGGAGAAACAGCCATGGCTGACGTAAATGCAATTTCTCATGCTGCGAGTGACGTTTGCAGGTTCCTCAAAAGCAAAACCCTTTCGACTTTCGACAACGAAGGAAACAGGGTAACTGTTTTCATTATACAGCGGAAGACCTTCGTGGCTGACATTTTTGCTCAGGTGCTGACTGGTTACACCGCAGCTTCCACTGGGGCAGTCACCATCGGCATTAAAACCCCTGACATCGACGTTGTGGATTTCTTCATGGCAAATGCGACAGTTTTACCGCTTGTTGCCGGGATGAAGTCTGCACCTCTTGCCTCGAAGTCCTACTACTTCGAAAAGGGTGGTTCCATCACAGTTTCCCTCGCAAAAGGAAACTCGGTCGCCGATGTCAAAGTGAGAATTTTCGCTGACACGAAGGCAATTTACTAACACCGGAATTCACGCAGTTCAACGATAAACAAAGAAGGAGAGCCTCATGGCTATCACAGACAAACGCAGGAATGACGAGAGAGTTCCTGTAAACAGCGAATCATTTTTCTTCACATCCGCAGTTTTCGGCTGCAACGATGCCGGCGGAGAAATCGTACTGGCCAGTTTCCCTAAGGGGCTGTACCAGATTATGGGAGCTCCTATCGTGGAAATCCTGGAGCCGTTCGACGCGGCTGCGGCCATCGACGTCGGCAGGGGAACGATTGCCAACGACAACATTACCACTGGCGGCGCAATTGCTGTTGTTGACCAGGACGAGTACGTCAAAACTGCAGATGTGACGGTGCAGACTGCCGGGGCGTACATGGCAGCAACATCTGACCTGGTTACAGCTTTCGGGTCAGGAACAGGCGCAGAAATGCTTATCAGGGGTGCGGCAGCTAACGTGCCTATCATCTACGCAGTTGTTACCGATGCTGTCAAGTCCGGCGGCAAAGCTCGTGTCCACATGGTGCTGATGAAAGTGCCGACTGCCGGGTAACATCCATCCAGTCATAAAGTCAATTTTTGACTTTTCTGGATTGCAAAAATAAACAGGGGGATTTCCGATGAACTTGCTTGCAATGCAAAATGAAGCCAACGGTATTGTTCAAGACGATGCGTATGTTGACTTGATTGCGGACTATATCAATGAGTCTTTTCTCCAAGCGGCGGGTCAAGTAAACTTGCCAGACCTGAAAAGACTTGCGACTATTTCTACACAATCAGGAGAAATGTACAATTCACTTAGAGGGGTGACCGGTGGCTTTAATGGGCGACTGACTTCCATTATCGGAGAATATTCCGAGGATATTATTGTCTACAACACTCTCGAAGACATGGTAAACGAGATTCAGCGGCAGTCAAGAACTTTTACTGACGTTGGTGCTGTAGAAATGATAGCACTGGAAGGGCATGTACTCTGGTACTTTCCTATTCCAGCAGTACCCCAAAGTATTGCAGCAATTGTATTCGGAAATCCCCCTGTTTTAATAAACGAAACTGATTCCCCGGATTCTTTTCCTGACCATGTGCATAAGAACATAGGTGTGCACGGTGCTTGTTACATGGCATTTGACCAGATTGAGGATGGGTTGGAAGGTGCGAAAGTTAACACTCTTGCTCATTATGCCCTGTTTCAAAAAGGTATAAGCGACCTGCATGCCTGGATTGCCAAGAACAGAAAAAACTACATCACCTCAGTAATGAATGTTTAAGGTTAAGATTAAGATTAAAGTTAAGGGAGTAAACTGAAATGTCTAAACCTGTGCAAGTATTTACTGAAAGTGCTGGAGTAAACAACGTATCTCCTTTATTTAAGTTGCTTGTTAACTGGAATAACGGAATGAGTGAGTTAAGAGATTCTCTTAACTGTATTTTCGATACGGCTACTGGTGCTGTGTCGAGGAGAAGAGGGTGGTCTCTTATAGTTGAAGAACTTGATTCAAGAAATGCAATAGCTGCAAACGGGTGTGTTTACTTTGTTGTGAAGAATATCTTGTACAGAATTGACAGTTCGCACAACACGGTAGTCTTAACTGACAGCCTTGCTGTTGACGAATTTGAGAATACGCTTGATACGGTATTTGGACTTGTGTCAGGTAGAATATATCTTACAAACGGTGTTGATTACTTGTTTGTTAAACCTGGTGAAGAATTGCTTGATTGGATTCTTCCTCCAGAGTATTATGGCCCAGTTACGCAAAGGGAGTTTCAAGGGCCTCCGGAGAACATAACTAAAATCTTCGGATTTGATGGCCGAGTAATGTGCGTTGTTGACAAGTGGATTATTTACAGTGAACGCTATGACCACGGAAGGTTTTCTTTGGCCGATAACAGCTGGCCATTTCCTTCTACAATAATAGATGCTGAAAAAGTCGGGGAGAAGTGTGTTTATGCAGGAACCCCAACCGGAGTTTACTCTGTTGTTGGTGACGATGCTGTTTCGGTTAAAAGAGAAAGAGTTACAAATGATGTGATGCTGAAAGGCTCACTTAAAGTAACAATGCTTTCAAATGCTGAAGGTGTTGTTATGCCTGTGGCTATATGGGTAGGAAATGAAGGAGTTTACATCGGTGACGAAACTGGAAAAGTCGTTTGTCTGTCGGCAGATAAGTTTAAATTCGATGTAACAACTGTGCAATGGTGTGCAGTTATTGATGGTGTTTACTGGTGTAAGTTTGATGAAAGTGTCATTGCTAATAAAGGAATTTATTTAAACACAAAGCGAAGAGCATTTGGCTTCTTTTCTGGCCTTCCTTTTACTTGGGTAGGGCAGTTGCAGAAAGAAGGGTTGGTGTTTGGGTTAAGTGAATTTGGGATTTGTTCTGTCTTTGGAAGTGAAGATGGAACGGACAACGGAGAAGAAATTTATGCTTCATTTGAACTTCCAAGAACTGATTTGACAACAGAAAGTCCGAAAAGATTGCGGAATTTTACACTTGGTTACACAGCAACTGATAAATTGTTGCTTTCAGTTATACAGGGTAATGGCCAGAGAGTTACTTACGAAGTTCCAAATTCTGGCCATTCAACAAAGACTATAAGTTTTTCAAGAATAACAAATAGAACAACTCCGTCGAGGTACATAGGGTTTCTGATTGAAAATACCGATGGAGGCGAGTTTACTATTGATTCTTTGAATGTTCTTCCAGTAGCTACCGCAAGTCGGAGTTCTTACTAATGCAAAATGTAGGCGAAATAAAAGTTGTTTTAAAAGGAAAGAAAGAATCTGCGTTTACGCTTGTTGGTGCGGCTAATCAGCAATTAGCAATCCTTGAAAATAGTATGAAACTTGGAGGATTAGTAACTGCTTCAAGGCAACTTAATTATAGCAACGGAGCTAAGATTGTTGCAACTATAACCCAGGGCTTTAAGACTGTTGAAATTTTTTTTCCTGAGTTTGAAGAGGTTAAGAAAGAAGAAGAACTAGAAATTGAGATTCCTCCCGCAGGATTCTTCTGCCATATTATGACAGATGACTTTCCTACTGGAATGCAGTTAGATAAAAGCGCAGTTGTAACAGGGCCTTACACTTACCCACTTGTAGATGGAGACCACGGGACTTTCTTTATAAAAATGACAGGAAAGAGGGATACTCCTGAGTGGGTTGTCTTAAGACCTTTACCTGCAAGTGAAAATTACGGAAATGTAGATTTTGTATGCGGCCCAAGAGTATTTTCTATTAGAGGCCCTTCTGGAAGACAAATTCCGCTAAATCCTCTTGTAAGTTATACTGGGTTTACGGCGCTGGAAGAAGTATTAACTACTATTGAAGGTGATGTTTCTTACTATACCCCGTTTTCTAAGGATATATATTTTAGAGGTAAAACATCTTTAGTAGTTCCGGTGGTAGGTGTAACAGCTGTAAAAGTCCTTGCGATAACTACTGTAGTTGGTGTGCCAGTAATTATTATAGGTACTAATTACAGAGGAGTAGCAAACCCGGACGAAACTACTGGTGGATTTTACACTGAAGTTTGGAAGAAAGTTGAAACATGGGTAAGGATTGGTTATACTGCTGATTCACGTCACGTACAACCTTGGTGTTTTTCTAAGAATGGAATAGAGGCTGTTTGTGAACTTTCTAAATTAGTAATAAGTGATGATTTAACTTCTGTTGTTTTCTCTGTGTTAGCCGGTGGGAGTGGATTGCAAACAAATAACTATGGTAGTATATCCACAGGAATTTGGGGAACTTCACAAACTGGAAACTGGAAAGCACTTTCAGCTTATAGTGTTTATGACTTAAAACAACTTCAGATAGTTGTTACGTCTATAGAAGGTTCTAGCAGAACAGCAGTTTCAGAAGATACTACTGAAGATTTGGCAACTAAGTACTCAGGATATATAACAATATCTGGAGTATTCCCTGAAATTGGAACTACGTACACAGTAGAAAATGCTTGCGGAGCATTAACTTTTAGCTGCTCTTGTGCTACCATAAATTCTAGTGGAGTTGTAACAGCACTTGGTAGTTATTGTTGTGATTCTGCAGATGTTACAGTAACAGATTCTAAAGGGCGCACAGCCACAATTACAGTAGAAAGAGCAGAAGGATTACCTATAACAATAAGTGGAACAGATACTCCAACTGTAGGTTCTACGTATAGTGTTGAAGGTGGTGGAAGTGGAGCAACGCCGTACGCCTGGGGATTCTCTGGTGGTACTATTAGCAGCAGTGGGGAAATCACGTCAATAACTGGTTGCGGCCCTGGTACTGTTACAGTAACAGATATATGTGGAAGAAGTGCAGAAAAAGATGTAAGACTTCCAAGTGGAGTCTGGTCTGTAGTTTTTACAAAGTTGTCTATACAATGTTCTTGTGGGTCTTACTGCTATAGTACACTCTATACTGGAATTACTCGGTATACAACTCGTGTACAATGTTGCTTAGGTAGTGAAACTAGTTGTGTAGCACAGTACTCAGCGGCAGACCAAAGTATAACAGCTCCTGGTAGTTGCCCTGAATGGTGGAATGTAGATTGCGAAGCAAATAGTGGTGGTACTTGGCATGTTTACTTTACCTATAAAGAAATATCAATCTGGGTTTGTCCATAAGGTGGTAAAGAAAAATGCTTTCAAATAATAAAGAAAAATTAGAACTTTGGAAATCTATGACTAATAAACTCGATTATTTTGAGTTTAAAAATATTTGTGAAGTTAAAGGAATACAACCTCTGCCATTAGCTGAGTATGCCCAAAAAACTGGATTACTTTTGTGTGCTGGTTTTTTATATCCTACGTTACCGCTTGAAGAAGGATATCTTAAATTACTTAATGACTCAGTCCACCAAGAGCAATTAAACACCGCTAAAGTAAATCTTGATAATATAGTTAATTCAGTTAGTGTAAGTACTATTAAAGCCTCAGAAAAAAGTAACTGCAATGGCTGCGGTGGAGGTAAAGTACTGTAATGGCTATTAATAATTGCGGCGACCCGAGTAATTACGAGTGCGGAGATTCTGTTAATTGCAAAACAGGAGAGTCGGTTAATACAAATCTTGTACAAAATCTTGATTGTAAAAAAGCTTTTCAAGTAGGAGAAGCAGAAGTTATTTCTGTAAGTAGAAAGAGAACATTTACACTCAGTACGTCGCATAGCAGTAACATGGTCGGCCCTAAATTTGTTATGCATAATCAAGATGATGCAATTTTTATCTGCAACAGTGGTACTACAGAAACAAATAATAATCAAGTAGCAGAATCGTATGAATATACTGTTACAAAATTATGCTATCTTGACTTACGCTATAATAATGCAGCCGGCACCGAAATAACTGAAAAGTTAACTTTCAGCAATACAAATGCTGAAAGAGCCGGGTTTAAAGAAGTTTGGGGGGTTCAATACTATGCTAAATTTCATATAGTAAATGCAAATATCACAAAAACAACTAAATACTTTATTATAATAAATGGAGTAAAAACGGTACTTGATACTATAACCGAAGTTATAAAAGTTTATAAACCTGGAAGTCCTCTAATACTAGTTTATCCGAATCCTCCGAGTATGGCTATTCCGTGGGTAAACTGTGAAGACATAAAAACTTATGGATTTTATGATTACCACGGAGTAGATGGAAGTGCAAAAATCCAAAAGGATGGCGGAGATGATTTTTATTTTACTGACTGGATGCGGATGTGTGGAGGAGATAATAGAGTAGAAGACCAGGCAAAAGCTGATGAAAGATATTTTGCATACTATTTACAAGATGGTGGACCTGGAACTGTGGCGCTTTCTACTCCTGGAATTTTGTACGACCAAGTTCCAAGAGGTTCAATGGCAGTAGATAGAAATGGTAATGTATTTTATTCGTTTAAGTTTGGCAGTAAGTACTTCAACGGAATTCAAAAAGGGAATTTAGAAAAAGTACTGGAATCGAAGTTAATACCAACTGGTAATAATATAAGATTTTATCCAATAGGAGTTGTGTAATGAGAACACTTATTATTTCTGTTTTTTCTGCGTACCTTCTAACTCTTATTATTGTAAATAGTGCTTTATTTCTTGAGTACAGGGAAAAATTTAAGAAACATACTGAATGGTTGGCTAAAGGAAATCCGCTGGTTCATCCAGTAGATTGCAGATTATGCACTGGTTTTTGGGTTTCTATAGTAATAGCTATTCTTATAGAAGACCCTTTTATGTTTCCTGTGATATACGGTATTTCATACTTCATGGCAACACAAGAGAGGACTTAATCATGGCAACCAGCCAAGTAGGAATTCCGCAAGGAACCAATTACAGAGAAGATGCTTTTAATGCGGTTAATCAGAAGTATATAGATTCTGGCGTTTGGGCGGAGTATGCTAAGACTCTTCTTACCGGGTTTATAGCCGATATGACTTCTGCGATAGGAGACCTTAACTACGATGATATCCTCGCCGAAATTGGCAGCGTTATCGGTGTCGGAGGTGCTGGGTTGTATAATGTTGTAGCCTTCAGTGATGCGTTTACTGATGCATTGAAAAGCGATATAACAGATAAACTTGCAAATAACCTTGGCGACTCTATTGCCGCGTGGGAACAAGCTATTTATGACCGCGCAGTTACAAGACAAGAACTTGATTTAGAGAACAGATACAACGAAGCAACCCAGTACTTTTCTTCGCGCGGGTGGGATGAACCTCCTGGGGCGGCGAGTGCCAAGATAACAGAAATCAACAAAGAAATTGACAGAGCTCGAGTTGACATTCAGAATACTATTATAGAGCAGAGTGGAAAAATACAAATTCAATTCGCCCTTGGTGTAAGGGAACTCGGAGTAAAGCTTAGTGCTCTTATGGTGGAAGTGCAGAATAAAGCAAATGAACTTAATCTGCAGGGTGCTGGGTATGTTAAAGACCTTGTTTTGAAAAGGGCTGAAATTCAGTTAAGTAATGTTGCAAAACTGTTCCTTGGAGAACTGGAAACTCTCAGAGGAAACGCACAGATTTCAGCGCAGTTAATTGCCTCCGCGCTTAATGGAGTGAATGTTTCTGCTAACTACGGTTTCCAAGGAAGTGTTTCTTCCAACCACGCCTATGACGAAACTAAGGATATCATCAGTGAGCACATCCAAATTAACGTATCTTACGACCAGACTGGTGCTGAGCTTCCGCCGTCCGTTCAGTAATAAAGTCAATTTTTGACCTTTCTGGAACTATTTTAAAACAAGGAGATAAATCATGCGAGTAGGCTCTTTTTCGGAATCAGATTTTAGGAATAACCTCGATGCGGCAGCAACAAAGAAAGGCCAAGCTCGTGGAGCACTTCTTCTTGCTTTGAAAGAACAGGAAGGTGCGAGTTCACTGGCGACACAGAAAGCTGCAAGTGCTGGCCATGTTACAGGTATAGAAAAGCAAGCACAAATGCATCTTGACCTACAAAAAGGCCAGCAAGCATTTGACCAACCTCTTAGTACTGAAAATGTAGCAGGTGCCAAGATAAAAAACGACATTCTTGCAGCAACCGGGGCAAGAGCAGCTGAAGCACAAACAAAAGGTCTGGAAACAAGTGCTGACCGTGGTGGGTTGATGCTTGGATTGGAAAATAAATACGGAGAAAGTAAAATAAAAAATGAACTTGCTGCGTCGAGTGCTTCTACAGAAAACCTTGT